ATTTACGTTAGTATAAAATAATCTGTATTGTGACTTTTCTCTTAATACTATACTTGTTATTTGAAAGTTATTAATGTTTTCAGCTACTTCCCTCATTATAGGTTGTATAGCTTTACTAACAGTTCCTAACTCTACGTCACCAATTCTTGCAGTACCAGCAACTGTTCTTAATCCATCCGGTGCTAAAAATATTAAGTCACCGCCAATCTCTTGAATACTATAACCGCTTAAACATCCTATACTTTCTGTAATAGGGTCTATACGAATATTATCTTTATCATTTATGTTTATAAGTTTATGTATGCTATTTTCAGCAAAAACTATTAAGTCTGTTCTAAATCCTTTAATACCTTGTATTTGGTCTGATATAGTTACAGAACCTGCACCAGAACCTGTAAAATCGTTAGGGTCATTATACTCACTGTAATAAACAGTATTTAAATTATTTTCTACTCCTGCTGCAATTAAATGGTGGTCATGAATAGTAATATACTTTACACCGTTAGTACCATCTACAGTTATTTCTTCTGTAAAAAATGTTCTAGTATTTAAAGCTCCTGTGCCTTCCATTCTAAAAGCCCAAGGCTTATTAGCACCATCAGCTATAATTACTTCACCGTAATCAAATGTTGCACCTTCAAAAAGTACAAACTGACATTGCCCTTGTCCAGTTCTTGCAGTAGCACTTCTACCTGTAAAGGTTGCATAATCATCACCACTACCATGAGCTAATTTATTTATTTGTAACCATGTTATTCCATCGTTACTAAAATAAATGTTAGTACCAGCAGTTACTATAACACCATCTGCATAAGCAAATACTCCTAGTATAGTAGTAGCTCCTCCAGTTGGTTGAGTTGCACTACCTCCACCAAACTTGGTAAATCCACTAATTCTTCTATAACCACCTTCTATAGCCACTTCAAAGTTTTCTAACTCTGTAGCTACACCGGGTCTTCGTAGCAAATCAACTTGATTAGAAGCAGTAACTAAACCGCCTTCACATGCTACTGTAAAAGGTTGTGAACGTGCCATAATTTAAAAGTATCTTCTATCGTCTGTCATATACTTTGGAGCTGGATTCATAAGATTAGATTTCATATATTTCATTCCTTTCTTATAATCGTCCAATGCAAAAGCAGCCTGTTGTGGACTTTCTTTAAATTGCCAGACATAATATCTCATTCTAGCTGTTACAATATTACTGTATTGCTCTGGTAAAACCATTGTATCATCATAAGCTGATAAAGCAGTGGGTCTTACGAAAGCATAAAAGTGTACATTATAAACTTTATCAGGAATAGGACTTAATCCAAACTTTCTATTATCTGGAGACTTAATTACAAATTTAGGTTCTCCATGATTTTGAGCATTAGCATCGTCTTCATTTTCGCTATCTCTGTAGTATCTTTTCCAATCATCAAGTGTAAGAAATCTTAACCCTTTAGAAACATAAGGAGCTGTTTCTCCAACTACATTAATTGTTGTTACATAAAAATCATCCCAGTCTATTGATGCATAGTCTGTAGTGATACTAGAACTACCAGCTTTCAAAGTATACCATCTTTGTCCTGCTACAGTTTCTACAGTTACGTTACCATAAAAAGGGTCAGTAGCTCCACTAACTCCAGCAGAAAAGAAAGGTAATTGGGGTTCTTCATTAGCTATATCAAATATAGATTTATTAACAGTATCTTTTACAAACTTCTGAAACCCTGTAGCGTCTGCAAAGTTTGCAGCAGTTAATGGAATCTCATTGAGTTCTCTTAATACTTCGTTAGTTAAATCTAGATATGTAGTAGCCATTATTTTTTATGTACCTTTTGAATTTTAAAATTAGCAGATTTACTAGCTCCTTTATGAGGTTTGTAACCACCTGCAGGGTCTTTCATTAATTTGTAAGAGTTACCGGATTTCATCCAGTGATAACCTTTAGGTGCCGAGACTTTCATAATTAGTTAGCTTTAGCTTTTGGTATTCCGTTATATACTGGCTGACAGCCATCCATTTTCATACTGCCACCGTCTTTATATTTAACTCTTCCGCCACCCATCATTTTTTTCTTTTTCATCATACCACCATACGTCATTTTTTCACGTCTAGCAGATTTATTTCCTATGTCGTTTTTATAATCGCCTTTTTTCATTTTTTATCTCCCTGTGTTTTAAAAGTTGGAGAGGTCAATTAAGACCTCCCCGTATTGATTATTAGTCAATTGTGTAGATAGCTTTAACCATAGCATCATCTCTAAGTACTTTCGCACCATAGACATGTAAACCTCTAACAATATCGCCAAAAGAACTAGGGTCTCTAATTACTTCTGTTGATAAAATTGTGTTAGCAGTTGCTGTGGATGACATATGTCCGCCTAAACATTGACCTGTAGCAGTTGAAACTGAAGGTACGTTGTTAGACTTATACATATCAAAGCCTCTTAATTTTCCACTTGAAACTAAACCATTTCTGATTGAGCCTTGACCAGCGTTAAAATCTACTGATAACAACTTAGAACCACTTTGTGATAGTTCTTCGTAAAAATCAGGAGATGCAACGAACCATCTGTTTTCTTCTGGGACTGATTGGTCGTCAAGAAGTCTAGCCATTCTAGCCATTAAGTCTAGAGGGTCAACTTCTGATGCAGAACCTAAGTCTACAGAAGCAGTTGTTTCGCCTACACCAGCAGTACCAGCAGCAGCATCAGCACCAATGACATGGTCAGGTGCAGAAGCAGATACGCCTGAGAACATTGTAGAAAGTACAGCAGCATCATATGAATCTTTTAAAGAGTAAGCTGCAGAACTTGAAGCTACTTCTTTAAAGTTTACATGTGACATATTTGTTTCAATATCATCTACGATGAATTTGAAAGCTTTAGCACTGTCAACAACCAATGTAATCTCTTGGTCTGTTAGTTTAGTTTGTGTTGTGTCACTACCTCTTGTGTAATCATACACAGTAATGGTAGGTTCCTTGATAATCTTTACTGAGTCTCCGTAGGCAGAAATCTCACCAGCATAGTCGGTGTTAGTAATAGCTTCTACAACCGATGCCTTTCTAAAGAAGTTTAGAACCTTTTTAGAGTATATCGAAGGTAGGAAGAAACTATTAGTTTGTCCAGCTACGGAGTTAGCAAAGTTAGCATCGGTATCAGTTGCGGGTTCAAAATATTGAGCCATGATACATTCTCCTTGTAGTTAAATATAGTTTACTTTACGATTCTGCCTTCTTGCATAGCTTCGCTGATTTCACTTTCGTATTTATCAAACTCATCTATACTCATAGCAGCAATCTCCTTTTCAGACCATACTTTCTTTTGCTTTGGTTCTACACTTGTAGTTTTTGTAGAAACCATATCTGCAGCAGATTGTCTGGGCTGTTTAGAAGATGACTTAGTCTTTGTAGGTTCAATACCAAAATCTTTCTTAAACAAATCTAAAGCACGTGAGGCTAGGTCAGCATCGTCAGCATTTGCGTATATCCAATCTTGGATAGACTTAGGCTGTTCTTTTGCCCAACCATGAAAGTCGTCACTGTTTCTGATATCTTCAAAATCAGGATGTCTTTCCATTAACCTTTTTTCTGCATCTTGTCGTACTAACTGTTGTTCTCTTTCTTGGAGTTTACTAAGGCGTTCTTCTAGAACTTTTGCTTTAGTCTCCGATTGTAGATGTGCAACGGTTTCTACAACTTCATAAACATCAGGATATTGATTCTTAAATTCTTCGAGTTCTTCTTCAGATTTAGGAGCTTTATATTCAGTTCTATTTTTAGTAGCTTCTTCTATAAGTTCCTGTTCTCTAGTTTTAAACTCATTAAGTTTATTATCGTAATGTTTTTTTAAATCGTCATACCTTTTTTTATAATCTGGTTTTTTGTAAGGAGTATCCTTTTCAATTTCCAAATTTTCTTTTTTAACACTTCCTTCAGCATTCACTTCAGTTATGTCATCGGTATCAAACAATTTATTTCTGTCAGTTGGTTCTTCAAAGAAGAGACCATCATCTGCAGATTTAAAAGGTTTATCTTCACCTTGGTGCCATGATTTTTTTGCATTATAAGGATTTGGCGTATCCTCTTTTTGGACTGTATTAGTCATTTTCTATTCTCCTACTCGGGGCTTCGTTTAACAAGGTAGCTGCGTTTGTCGACTATGCAGGGCTTGTTCTTGTAAAGGTAGCCTTTTGGTTTAAATATGATAAAGGGCTGAGTAATTAATTCAGGTAGCTTTATCTTCCGTATCCTGCTCCATGTACCGGTGGACGTTTAAAAGCCATTTCCTCATAAAGAGGATTTTCTTCTTCACGTGAATCAAGAAGGGAACCACTTACACCTACTTGTTCAGTCTGTGGACCTTTTTCAACTCTAATAACTTGTTCAGTCATTGGAGTTTTCATAGCCATAGTTTCTTCTTTTAATTCACCACCTTCTTGAAGCGGTTGTCTTTCATCTGCTTTAGCTTCAGCGTCTTTCATCATAGCCATTAAATTGTCAGCTCCGATTTCTTCTACAGCTTTTGCAGTAAAGACAAATTCTCCATCAGATAACCTAGCAGGTATACTGTCAGAGACTCCTGAACCCGGACCTTCAACAGGACCAGCTCCAGCAAATTCTTGAGCA